TACTCACGCGCGCCAAGGCCGCGCGCATTGCCGAGATCAAGCGCCAGGCACAAGCCAACATCGAAGCGCTCACCTGGCGGCTAGAGCGCGCGCAGGAGCGCGACCGCCTGGGGCTGCCGGGCGAGACGCCCGAAGAGGTAATGCTTGAGCGCGAAGCGATTCGGCGGGCCTCCAGCCGCTGCGAGGCTGAAGTTAATGCCGCGCAGGAGGTGGCGGCGGTGCAAGCTGTCACCTTTGCCGTGACCGAGGCCGACCGCGCGACACCGGCGCGCATTACGCGCTTGCAGTTCTTACTGCGCTTTACCGAGGCGGAAATGCAGGCGATCGTGGCGGCCGCCGAGACCAATCCCGCGCTCAAGGCCGCGTTGCTCAAATGGCAGGCGGCGGAGGGCATCACGCTCACCAATCCGGTTACCCAGGCCGGGGTGCAGGCGCTGGAGATCGCGGGGCTGATCGCGCCGGGGCGCGCTGCGCAAATCCTGGCTGTAGAGTGACGCTATGCGCCAGAGCATGATCAACCTTAACCCAATCTGTAAGGAGTAACCACCATGTCTGATACCTTCCTTCACGGCATCGAAGTCATAGATATAGACGACGGCATCCGCCCGATCCAGACGGCGCGATCGAGCGTCATCGGTCTCGTCGGCACTGCGCCGGCGGCAGACGCAACGCTCTTCCCACTCAACACCCCGGTCATCGTGATCACCCCGCGCACGGCGGCGGGGCTGGGCACGACCGGCACGTTGCCCGCTGCCGTGCATCTGATCCACGCGCAGGGCATCGCGCCGGTGATCGTAGTCATCCGCGTGCCGGACGTGGCGGACGATCCGGACACCTCTGTCAACGAGCGGCTGGCGGCCGTCATCGGCGGCACCAACACCACCACGGGCGAGCGCACCGGCATCGCCGCGCTGCTCTCGGCGCGTGGCACGGTGGGCGTGACGCCCCGTATCCTGCTCGCGCCGGGCTTTAGCCAGGAAAAAACGGTGGCCGATGCGCTCATCGGCGTAGCGCAGCAAGTGCGCGGTGTGGCCGTGATCGACGGCCCCAACACCACGAGCGCCGCAGCCATCACCTACCGGCGGCAGTTCGGATCCGACCGCGCCTATATCATCGACCCAGCCGTGATTGTGGACGGCCAGACGCTGCCCGCTAGCCCCGCCGTCGCGGGCCTAATGGCGCGCATCGACAACGAGCGCGGCTTTTGGTGGAGCCCGTCGAACAACCCCCTCCTGGGCGTCACCCGCGCCGCGCGGGCGGTGGACTTTGAGCTGGGCAACGCCAACTCTGAGGCCAACCTGCTCAACGAGGAAGGGGTTGCCACCCTGGTGTACGAACAGGGCCTGCGCCTGTGGGGCAACCGCAGCGCGAGCAACGATCCGAAGTGGGCGTTCCTGTCGGTGCGCCGCACGGCGGACATGATCCATCAGGCGCTTTTGCAAGCCCACCTGTGGGCGGTGGACCGCGCCGTGGGCCGCGCCTACGTGCGAGACGTGCAAGAGGGCGTGAACGCCTACCTGCGCCATCTCAAGTCGCTCGGCGCGATCCTCGGCGGGCGCTGCTGGCTGGACGAAGAGCTCAACAGCCCGGCCAATATCGCTGCGGGCAAGGTCTATTTCGACTTCGACTTCACGCCGCCGTACCCGGCCGAGCGCGTCACCTTCCGCAGCCACCTGGTCCCTGACTACGCCACCACCTTGTTTAACAACTAAGGAGCACCATCATGGCCATCCAACACGTACTCGCCAACATGACCGCGTTCGTCAACGGCCGCGGCTACATCGGCCGCGTGGCCGAGTTCAACCCGCCCAAGCTCGCCCCCGTCGTGCGCGAATACAAGGCGGGCGGCATGGGGGCGGAGATCGCCATCCCCATGGGCGCGGTGGAAAAGCTCGAAGCCTCCTTTACCCTCACCGGCTACGATCCGGACGTGCTCGCCGCCTTCAGCGTGGTGCCGGGCCACCTGGTGCCGCTGCGCTTTACCGGCGGGATGTACGACTATGACGGCACCTGCCGCCCGATCGAGATCACTATGCGCGCGGTGCTGGCCTTTGAGCCGGATACCTGGAAGCCGGCCGAGGCTTCGGACCTCAAGGTCAATGCCATGATCCACTACTACAAGATGGACGTGGACGGGCGCACCGTGCACGAGATCGACCCGGTGAACCTGGTGGCCATCATCAACGGCACCGATCAGCTGCAAGAGATGCGCGCAGCGCTGGGGGTGTAACATGCTGATCCTCCCCAAGACCACCACCGCCGCTTTTGGCTATCTGCTGCGCGAGGGTGTGGTGCTCAACCTGCCGGACGAGATCGCGGAACGTCTCATCCAATCCGGGCACGCGGTCGCGTATGTGGAGCCAGAGTCCGCGCCAGAGACGCCCACAAACCCCGTGCAACCCCCGTCCAAACGCGCCAAAAAGGAGGTTTGATGACGACCGTAACCTTACGCGAACCGATCGAGATCAACGGGGCCAAGGTGGGCGTGCTGACGCTTCGTCGCCCCAAGGTGCGTGACCTCGAAGCTATCGACAAGATCGCGGGCGAGACGGCCAAGACCATAGCGCTCATCGCCAACCTGGCGGAATTGCCGCCTGAGGCCATCCGCGAGCTGGATGCTGCTGACTTTGCCGCCGCCAGCAAGGCCGTGGCGGAGATGCTGGGAAACGCCTGATTGCCCCCATGGACGGCCTGGAGCTCTTAGCCTTAGCCTACCACTGGCCGCCGGAGGTGGGGCGGGAGATGGAGCTTGGCGAGTTTGCCGAGTGGGTGCGGCGGGCTGAGCGCGTCATCCGCTTGCGCGGTGGTTGGTGATGGCCTCGCTAAGGAAGGCGAGGATCATGCCCATAATGCGCATGGATAGCGCCATCAGCGGCCAGAGCACGAGCGCCAGCCCGATGGCCGTTCCGAGCGCCTGGGCCGGGCCGAAGATCGCCCACACCGGCACGGCGGCCAGCGTCGCGGCAAGCAATGACAGGATGAGCGATGCCATGCCCGGTTTATAGTTCAGGAGATCGCCTATGTCAATGACCGGCATGACCATCGGGGTAACGCTGAGCCTGATCGACCGGCTCTCCGCCCCGCTCAAGAGTGTGATGGGGGGAGTCGAGCGGCTCTCTACCAAGATTGCGGCAGCGGGCGCGGCGGCGCATGCGCTCTCTTCCGCGCTCTCTGGGGTGTCACAGCGCGCCCAGGCCATCGCCATGACGTCGGCACGGGCTTTTATGTCCTTTGACGATGCGCGGGCGTTACTCGCGTCCATGCCCGGCGTCACCGACGAAGCGCTAACCAAGATCACCAACCGTGCGCGCGCCTTCACGCGCGAGAACAAGGTCACGCTCGGCGAATACTTGGACACCACCTACAACATCCTCTCGGCAGGCATCCCTGAGGCGCTGGCCAACTACGCGACCGAGGTATCGGTCAAGGTCGCCCAGGCCACGCGCGGCGCTACCGCCGAAGCCGGCGAGGCGGTCGCCATCCTCTATAACAACATGCGCGACCCGACGCGCGAGATGAGCGCCGAGTTCGCGCGCATGGGGGACGTGCTCACCGCCACGCAGCAGCGCTTCCAGCTCAAAAACCTTGAGCAGCTCACCGAGGGGCTCAAATACGCCACCTCGGCGGCCAAGACCGCAAGGCTCTCTGTGGAGGACATGAACGCAGCGCTAGGACGTCTCAACAGCGCTGGCCTGCAATACACGATGGCAGGCACCGCCCTGGCCGGTCTGCTCGCCAACCGCTTCAAGGCGGCGAAGGAAATCGGCTTCAAGGTGGCAGTGAAAAAAGGCACCGGCGAGCTGGACCTGTTGCGCACTCTGGAAAACCTCAAGCGCGTCGTGGGCGATGTCAACAAGATCACGCCCGAGATGGAAAACAAGCTGCGCAAAGGTTTTGGCGAAGAAGGTTTCCGCGCCGTGATGCTGCTTTTGGGTCAGCTCGAAGTGTTCAAGGAAGACCTGCAGGCCATCCGCAACAGCGCAGGCAGCTTCGAGCGCGCGTCCAAGATCATCAACCAGTCAGCCGGGGCAAAGTGGCAGCAGGCCATGAACCGGCTCAATGATCTATGGCTGCGCCTGGGCGAGGCGATGAAACCGGCGCTGGATTGGCTGGGCGAGTGGATCACCCGACTCACCGACGGCCTCAATGCCTTGCTCGATCGCTTTCCTAAGCTTTCCAAGTGGATCGGTGCTGCCGTCCTCGGCGTGGCGGGGCTATCAGCGGCGCTTGCCGCCGTGGGCACGGCGCTCATCGGCCTGGCTGCACTCGGCAAGCTGCGGCAGATCAAGGGCATCATCGGCAGTCTCTTTGGCAAGGCCGGGAGAACCGGCGCACCGGCCGCCGAAAGGGGCGGCCTGGGCAGTTTGCTGCCGGATGTGCAAAAGGTGTGGGTGGTTAACATGCCAGGCGGCGGCTTGGGCGATACCCTGCCGGACCTCGGTAGCGCAGCTGGTAAAGGCGCAGCTGAAAAGGCTGGCCAGGCCGCGCGCACGTTGGGATCGCGCATCCGCTCTATCATCGCCGGTGGCTGGATGCAGCTCACCTTGGCCTGGCAGAGGCTCTCGGCCTGGGGCGGCAGGCTCATCGGCATCGCCGGATCGGTCGGCTCGGCCATCGCCAGCGCAGCCGGTGTGGCTGGTCGCGCCATCCTGTGGCTGGGCCGCGCGGTCTTGCTCAACCCCATCGGCCTGATACTCACCGCTATTGCGGCAGCGGCGTATTTGATCTGGCGCAACTGGGATGTCGTCGGCCCTAAGCTGGCAGCAGTATGGCAAGCCGTCAAGGGGGCGTTTGTCAGCGCGTGGGAGTGGATTAGCGCCCTCCCCGACAAGATGCTCGCCATCGGCAGCCAGATCATCGAGGGGCTTATAGCGGGTCTGCGCGCGCGCTGGGAGGAGATCAAAGAGGTCGTCTCCAGCATCGCCAGCGGTATCGCTGACAGCGCGCGCAGTGCGCTGGGCATCCGCTCGCCATCCCGCGTGTTTTCTGAAATCGGCGGCCACCTCATGGGCGGCTTGCAGCTTGGCATCGAGCGCGCGGCCAGCCTGCCGTTGAACGCCATGCGCAGCGTCGCCTCCGCTCTGGCCGCGCCGATCACGGCGGGCGCTATTGCGTTTGCGCCGCTTGCGCAGGCAGTGGAGCCAGTGGTGCCGCCTGAGACTGAGGACGCACTGCGCACAATTCAGCAGGTGGTCGAGCCGGTTTTTCTACCTCAGCCGGAGGATGCTCTGCGCATCATCAGGCAGACGGTAGAGCCAATCGCTCTCCCACAACCGACTGATGCCATGCGCACGATTCGACAATCCGTCGAGTCTATTGCCTTACCTCAGCCTGCCGATGCGACTCGTACGATACGGCAAGCGGTCGAGCCGATAGAGATGACACAACCAGCAGACGCACTGCGCACTATCCGTCAAACTGTTGAGCCAGTGGAGCTACCGCAGCCAGATAGCGTGCTACGTACTATCCTGCAGGTCGAGCCATCGCAGACCACAGCTCTGCCATCGCAGGCCAGCAGCATGCCGGGTGTGGCACCCTCGCCAGCGCCGATTCAGATCACCGTCAACCTCAACGGCCCAGCGAGCCCAGAGGCCGCGCAGGATGTGGCCGCTGCTGTGCGCCGTGAGGTCGAGCGCGTCCTCGCCGAGCAGGCCCGCCGCGATGCGCTGGCCCGCCGCGCGCGGCTCATCGATGGAGGCATCGCCTGATGGACGTTCTTATGACCCTGGGCGACGGACAGCAGCAGTTCCGCTTTGCGATCGATACCGC